GACCAATACTCCGGACATGGCCGAAATCGCACCGACCTTCGGCATGGCGTCCGCCAAGCCGCAGGCCTCGGAAGAGTCGCTGGATGACCTGTTCTTCAATGTCGAGGACTGGCTCATCACTTCGGCCGCTGAAGCGATTGCCCAGGGTGAAGGCGCTGCATTCGTCTCTGGTAACGGCACCAACCGCCCGACCGGGTTCCTTGCCGGCCCGGCACCTCTGGCGACCGCGGACGCCTCGCGTGCCTTCGGCACCCTGCAGTACATTGCATCGGGCCAGGCTGCGGCGCTTCCCACCAGTGCCGATATCTTCTACGACCTGGTGTATGCGCTGCGCGCCCGCTACCGCAACAACGCCCGTTGGGTCACCAACAAGCTGGTGCTGGCTGCGCTGCGCAAGTACAAGGACTCGCAGAACCAGTACCTGTGGCAGCCCTCCGTGAAGGATGGCGAACCGGCAACGTTCCTGGGCTACGGCGTGACCGAAGCCGAAGACATGCCGGTAGTCGCCGCCAGTGCGTTCCCGCTGGCGTTCGGTGATTTCAAGGAAGGCTACCTGATCGCCGACCGTGTGGGCATGCGCATCACCCGCGACGAGATCACCACCCCGGGCTTCGTGAAGTTCTACATCCGCAAGCGCGTGGGCGGCAAGCTCCGCAACACCCAGGCCATCAAGCTGCTGAAGATCGCGGCCTCCTGATCCATTGGGTTCACCACCAGAAGCCCCCGGTTCGCCGGGGGCTTCTCTTTGGAGTGTGCGCAACATGCAACTGAAAGCAAAACAAGAATTCTCCTGGGCGCATCACGGCTACCAGGTCGAGACTTTCGCTGCTGGCCAGGTATTCGAAACCGAAGACGCCGAGCTCGTGTCGGTATCGGTTCGCGAAGGCTGGGCTGCGGAAGTGAAGGCGCATAAAGGCGCGCCGGAGAACAAAGCCAAAACCAAGGGCGCGGCTGCAGCCGACCCGGAGTAAGTACGATGACCGATAACGTCCCCATCACTCCTGGCGTTGGCAGCAACATCGCTACCGACGACATTGGTGGTGTCCACTACCAGCGCGTGAAGGCCACCTTCGGCGTGGATGGAGTGGCGGTTGACGTGTCAGACACGAATCCGTTCCCGGTCACTGGAACGTTCTTTCAAGCCACGCAGCCTGTCTCTGGCGATTTCTACCAGGCGCTGCAGCCGGTCAGCGTGACCGGTGATGTGTCTGTGGTTGGCGCCGTTGCGGTGAGCAACTTCCCGGCAACGCAGGCGATTAGTGTGGCGTCGCTGCCACTGCCGTCTGGCGCCGCTTCGGAAACTACGCTCGCGGCCTTGCTGTCGGCTACGCCCACGCTGGCCATTACGATCCCGACCGACACGACACCAGCCCCACCGGTGCGGCAAGTGTCTGCCGACCTGTGGCGCTTGGCATTCTCGAGCGTGCAGGCAGGTGTTGAGTCTGGCATGACCCTGCTGCAAACCGGCGGCGGCATGGCGGTCAATCAGGCTGGCGGCAACCTTGTCATCACGTCCGGCACCACGGCCAACGCGGAAACCCTGATTCGCAGTGATCGCACGTTCCGTGGCGCGCTGTCCATGCGCTACAAGACGATCCTGTCGCAGCGCATCGCCAACAACAACTTCAGCGTGGAACTGGCGGACATTGTTGGTTCGGCGCTGGCCTTCACGATCAACAGCGCCACGAGTGTCACGGTCACGATCCCGTCCAATCCGTTCACGTCGGCCAACGTCGGCCAGTCCATGAACCTTGGGCAGATCGTTGGCGCTGCAGGTATTCCGGGCCGCTGGGCGATTGCTTCGGTATCTGGCAACAACGTCACCTTCACGGTTGCTGCATGGCCGGCGTCCGGCTCCGGCACGCTGTTGCTGTGGGGCTACAACTACTATCGGGCGCGCTACACCAGCACCACCGCCACGAACGTTGCATTCGACACGCAGCGCAAGGGTTGGAACTCGGGCGATAGCGCACTCACGATCAATACCACGGCATCCCCTGGTCATGTGGGGCAGGTGCAGACCAACGGGCAGACCACCAACTATGCCGATTCGCTGGTGGCGACGAATGCGGGTTATCAGTTCACGGCACGAGGTAGCCGCATCGAGAACCTGCCGGACGATCAGCTCGAGCTTTATCTGTTCATCCGCGTGCTGAACGGCACGTCGGCGCCAGCGACCACGACGACGTGGACGGTTGGCTTCGTGTCGGTGGAGATGACCGGCCGCCAGAAGGTGATGGTCGCGGCCAGTGACCAGTCGGGTGGCTCGTTTGCCCAGCCTGTGCAGGTCATGGGCGGCACTCTTGGAACGCAGCCAGTATCCGGCACGGTGACGGCGACAGGTGTCGCAGGCGCAGCAGCCCATTCCGCGGCTGCTTCCGGCAATCCGGTGCAAGCGGGTGGTGTGGTAGCGACTGCGGTGTCTACCGCGGAAGTCGCAGGCGATGTGTCGCGGTTCACTATGACCACGGGCGGTCAGCAGCTTGTCAAACCCTACGGCCTGCCTGAAACCGACTGGCAATACACCGGCGCGTTGACCACGACCACCGCCGCCGCTGCGAAAGCAGCAGGCGCTGCTGGCGTGCGTAACTACGTCACCGACATCAGCTACCAGAACACCAGCGCAGTGGCCACCACAGTCCTGCTGCTGGACAACGTCACCACGATTGGCCAGTGGCACGCGCCCGCCAACATGGCGTTGCCGGCGGTGATCACTTTCCCCACGCCCAAACGCGGTACGGCCGCCACCGCGATGAACGTCAACTGTGGCACCGCAGCAGCCAACGTTCTGATCAATGTCGGCGGCTACCAGGCACCGTAAATGCTCCTTCTCTTCTCGCAGCCCGGCACGCCGGTCGCGCCCATTCCGCCGCAAAGCGCATGGGTGCGGATACCGGCAAGCATGGCTCGGCCCTTGATGGTTTCCGCCTCTCGTATCGAGGTTGCAACCAACACCCGTACCACGACACCCAGCAGGACACGCAATGGCACTCCGCAGAATCGTCGCCCCCGCTGAAACCCCGGTGACGCTGGCCGAAGCCAAGGCGCACTTGCGGATGATCCATGCCAACGACGACGCCATCATCACGCTGTACCTCGAGGCCGCTGTGGCGAACCTCGATGGCAAGGCGGGGTTGCTGGGTCGTTCCCTGGTCACGCAGACATGGGAGCTGGTCTACGACACGTTCCCGTGCGGGCCGATTGAATTGCCGCTGGGGCCGCTGCAGTCGATCGTTTCAGTGAAGTATTTCGACGTCGATGGCGCGGAGCAGACGCTGGACCCGGCGGGGTACGCCGTGGACACCGCCAGCGACCCGGGCTGGCTGTCACCGGTGGATAGCTGGCCGGCGACCTACGCCATGGTCAACGCGGTGGTGATTCGCTTCGTGGCCGGCTACGGCGCTGCAACAGCCGTTCCTGCCGCGATCAAGGCAGGCATTCTGCTGATGGTTGCCGACATGTACGAAAACCGCGAGGCGTCGGTGATAGGCGTCACGCGCGTCGACAATCCGGCGGTGGATCGACTGCTGTTCCCGTACCGGCGCCTGACGCCATGAGGGCAGGGCCGCTGCGCCACGTCATCACTCTGCAGTCGCAGGCGGAAGTGACGGATGTCAACGGCGATGTGTCGCTGGCCTGGACGGACTTCGCCACCAACGTGCCGGCGTCGTACCTGTCGGGCCCTGGGCGCGAGTTCATGGCGGCGGAGGCGATCCGCGCCGAGATAACCGGGCGTTTCGAGATCCGTTACCTGTCCGGCGTGACCGCCAAGATGCGCGTGATGTGGGATGGCCAGGTGTTCAACATGAAAGCGCCGCCGGCAGTCGATGCGACGGGCCGGCGATCCATGGTTCTGATGGTGGGTTCGGGGGTCAACGGTGGCTGAGGTCAAGGGCGTTGCCGAAGTCGCGCGCCGCCTGCGTGCACTGCCGCCTGCGCTGGGCAGCAAGGGTGGTGGTCCCCTGCGCTATGCGCTGTTCCAGGCAGCGAAGGTGGTCCGCGACGAAGCCAAGCGCCGCGCACCCAAGCGCTCTGGGCAGCTGCGCGACAACATCATTGCCAAGCGACACCGCAACCCGAAAGCCGTAGGCGCCACCGAGCGCTACGACATCGGCCTGAAGGGTGGCACGCGCAAGCTGGCCAACAACGTGCGCAACCGTCGCGCCCGCACCGCAGGCGCGATCGTGCGCACGGCAGGATCCACGTTCTACGGCCGCTTCCTGGAACTGGGCACGGCCAAGATGTCCGCCAAGCCCTTCCTGCGGCCGGCGATCGAGGCCAAGCAGGGTGCAGCGGTTGAGGCGTTCCGGGTCAATTTCCTGAAAGCGGTCGAGAAAGCGGAAGCCAAACTGGGGAGAGGCGGCTGATGGCGATGGAATCCCCGGCCTATGCATTGCTGGCAGCGTATGCGCCGCTGACCGCGCTGGTGCCTTCTGCGCGCATCCGAAAGTCCGGTTATGCCGGCGAGTCACCCGTGGCCCCGTACATCACGATCCAGGAGATCGGTGGCGCACCGGCCAACTACATCGCCGGTCGCCCTGGCATGGACCTGTTCCGGCCCACGGTGAAGGTGGTAGCGGCCACGGAGGCAGAGAGCAAGACCATCGCGGGCCACGTGCGCGACGCGCTGGAATTGAGCGGCCATTGCCTCCTGTTCGACGGCCCCGAATACGAGTCAGAAGTGAAGCTGTACGTGCATTTTTCCGACTGGCATTTCCACGTCAGCCGCTAACCCATCGCTCCATGAGCGTATCCGCCGCCGCCGCAAGGCGGTATTTTTTTGCCCGCATTGCGGGTTTTATTCCGAGGACCCGAAATGAGCAATGAACTTCGCACCCAGGGCACTGAGCTGTGGTACGTCAGTGGCCCCACGGCCGTCACCAAGGTGGGCAACATCACCGCGTTCGGTGACTTCGGCAAGCAGGCCAACGATCTGCCCACCACCAACCTGGACAGCACGGCGGTCGAGAAGATCCCGGGTTTGCCGGACAACGGTGACGCCACCCTGACCATCAACGTGGATCCGTCTTCGGCGGCCCACGCCTACCTCAACAGCATTGCCGGCACGGCGACGCGCGTGGAGTTCTGCATCGGTTACAGCGACGGCACCACGCCGCCGACGGCACTGGCCTCGGCCATCGTGCAGCCGGTCGCGGCCAACCGCACCTCCGACAAGTTCCTGGCAGGGGTGAAGTCGTTCCGCAAGTCGGTGGGCGTCGACTCCATCGTCAGTGTCTCGGTGGCGCTGTCGATCTCCGGCGCGATCACCACGGTCTGGAAGACCCCGTAACCCACACAACGGCTAACCCAACGGCGAAACGCGTTCGGGTTCCTGCCAGCTCTGTGCCGTTCGCCGTGGCATACCTGGCCGGGACCCGTCTGCACAAGGAACTGCAATGACCGATTTTTATGACGACTTCGTAGACGCAACCCCTGTTGCACGGACCATTACCCGTGGCAAGAAAACCAAAGCGGTGTATTTCCGCCGGCTGACGGCCGGCGAGCGCTTGGACCTGGTGACCGGGCAGACCATGAAATTCGTGAATGGCCAGCGTGGCGACCTCACGATGGATATGGGTGACATCACCAAGAACCGACACATGTTGGTGAAGTTCACCAACGTGACCGCCGAGGGCGTGCAAGTGTTCGGCGACATCCATGCCGTGCAGGCCCAGCCCGACTGGCTGGTGGCCGAGCTGGCGCGTTTGGCCGACGAGGTGAACAAGGACGACGAGGACGCTGCCCCAAAAAGCTGAGGGACTCGCCGCACCTTCGCGCGCTGGTGCGCCTGTCGGTGCAGTTGCGTGTCCCGTTGGCGGACGTGCTGTCGTGGCCTGACGACCACGTGCGGCTGCAGATCGCATTCCTTGCGATTGAACCTGCTCCTGAAGAGCGACTGGAGTTAGCCATTGCGCAGTTGATCGCACTGGTGAGCAATCGGTCGCGGGGCAGGGGCGAAGAGGCATGTGCGGCGACGGATTTCATGCCGTGGCGCGCTGCGTGGAAGCGGGAGGAGCCTTCAGGCCTCACGCCAGAAGAACAAAAAATGATGCGCTACATGGGCAATCCAGCCCTTTCGCAATCCTGACCCCGCTTCGGCGGGGTTTTTTATTGGAGTTTCCATGTCCCTCGGTAAGGTCAGCATTGCCGTCGAGGCCGCAATGGCGGGCTTCGAATCCGACATGGGGCGTGCAGCCCGCATAGCGGAGAAGGAGTTCAAGCGAATCTCAGCGGCGGCCAAGCGCAACGAGGCTGAAATCAAGGCCGCCGGCAAGGCCATTGGTTTGTTCATCGCCGCTGGAGCCACTGCGGCGACTTATGCGTTGAAGCAATCCATCAACGCGATGGACGACATGTCTAAAGCGGCGCAAAAGGTCGGTGCTTCTACCGAAGAGTTCTCGAAGCTTACGTATGCGGCCGGTCTTGCTGATGTGTCGATGGACACGCTTGTCGGCAGCCTGGGCAAATTGACCAAGGCGCAGGCGTCCGCGATGTCCGGCACCGGCGCGCAAGCCGATGTATTCAATGCGCTTGGCATAGCGGTGAAGAACGCTGACGGTTCGATGCGTGAATCCACCGATGTGCTGGCGGATTTTGCCGACCAGTTCAAGACGTTGAAGGGATCGCCAGAGGCAATGGCGGCAGGCTTCGCCATCTTCGGCCGCAGCTTCCAAGAAATGATTCCGTTGCTGAAGGACGGCGGTGATGGAATCCGCGCCGCTGGCGACGAGCTTGAAGAATTCGGCGGCGTTCTATCCACGGAAGCGGGCCGCCAGGCTGAAGAGTTCAACGACAATTTGACCCGGCTGGAAACGGCTGCCCGGTCGCTGGCGATGCAGGTTGCATCCGACTTGTTGCCTGACCTGGTCGCACTGACAGACAACTGGGTCACGCTGAGTAAAGACGGCGAAACGCTCAGTGAGACTGCCACGGGGATAGCCAATGTCTTCCGCGTGGTCGGTGGTGTTGCTGAATTCGTAGGCGGCTACCTGAAGGCATTGGACAACGTAATTCAGGGTACGACCATCGGCTTCGTGGGACTTGCCGAGGCGGCCAAGGGCGTCATCAATCTAAATTGGGACCAGATCAAGCGCGGCATCAGCGTAGCCAACGGCGGTGCCGATCTCGCTTACTACGGCACCGATCCTGAAGCGCCCAGCAAGCCGAAGACCAAGGCGGGCAAAAGCCGGCGTGGTGGCGGGGCTATGCAATACACGCCCGGCTACGATCCGACGGCGGCCCTTCGTCTTGCGCTTGAGGACGCCAAGGACAAGCCCAAGGGTTCATCTGGGGGTGGCGGCTCCGGCGTGTCAGCCGCCGCCAAGGAAGCCGAGCAGCTGCTGGCCAGCTACGACCGCCTTGCTGCGAGTATGGCCGAGCAGATCGCGCTATTCGGCGTCACGGGCGAAGCCGCCAAGGTGCGCTATGACCTGGAGAACGGCGAGCTGGCCAAGCTGTCCGAGGCGCAGAAGTCCGCGCTGATCACGCAGGCCGAAAAGATCGACGCGATGAAGCTGGAGAAAGATCTCCAGGACGCAGCGGCCAAGGTAGTTGAGCAAGAAACCAAGGCCTACGAATCGCATCAAGAGGCGGTTGCCAAACAGCTGGATGACATGGAGTTCGAAAACTCCCTGATCGGGCTGAACAACGAGGCCAGAGAGAAAGCGATTGCACTGCGCTGGGCGGGCGTGGACGCCATGAGTGCCGAAGGGCAGCGGATGCAGGAGCTGATCGACCAGAACTACAAGCTGCACGACAGCTATGGGTTTGTGAACGACACGCTTGATGGCCTTGGCGAGGGAATGGTTGCCCTCGCCACACGTACGAAAACCGCAGAGGAAGCATTCGGCGACTGGGCAGACCAGATCTACGCGACGGCAGTGCAGTGGCTTGCCGATCAGGCCATGAATTCGCTGAAGGACTGGTTGAGCGGAAAGCAGGACGGCAATGGCGGCTATGGCGGCGGGAAGGAGGGCGGCGGTTTTGACTTCGGCTCTCTCCTCAGCAGCGTCATGGGCTTTTTCGGCGGCGGTCGCGCTGCCGGCGGCCCTGTCAGTGGCAGCCGGTTCTATGAGGTTGGCGAGAAAAACCGGCCCGAGATCCTGCGTAGCCGCGGCAAGTCCTACCTGATCCCCGGCAATGACGGTGCGGTGATGCCCATGCGAGGTGGTGGCGGTGTGAACCAGACCATGCACTTCCACTACGCGGCCCCCTACGACGCCCGAACCGAATCACAGAAGAACGCGCGCCTGGCATTCGAGACCAGCCGTGCGTCGTCGAGGAGCCGCTGATGTCCCTGTATCCCGTCGAGATCAGTCTCGCTCCTGGATTCGGGTGGCAATCGGCGCCTGAGTTCAACACCCTTATTCGCACGCTGCAGAGTGGCCGCGAGCGCCGGAACGGCCAGGTGGCACAGGTCCGGCACCGCTACACGCTGCCATACACCAACATCACCAGCACGGCCTACTTGAACACCATCAAGGCGGCGTTTCTTTCCGTCCGCGGTCAGCTGCATGCGTTCCTAGTGAAAGACCCCACTGACTTCCAAGCCACGCTGGATCCACTGGGCCTGGCGCCGGCAGGGTCGACGCCCGTGCAACTGGTGCGAACGGCCACGTTTGGTGCAGCCAGCTACACGCGCACGATTACCCGGCCCGTGGCAGGCACTGTCACCGTCTACCAGAACGGCATCCCGAAGGCCGGCACGCTGGACGACACGACGGGCCTGTTCACGCCCACCACAGCCTGGACGACGTCTGCGGTGCTGACCTGGACGGGTGAATTCCGTGTGCCGGTGCGCTTCGCCTCCGACTCCCTGCCCATGTCGATCGATGACCGCTTCGGTGCCGGCGGGGCCTACGCCATGAACGGATCGATCGAGCTCGTCGAGGTCTTCGGCGAATGATAGGGCGCAACATTCCGATTGCCTTGGCCGGCCACCTTGCCGGGCCCGCTACCAGCCATTGCCGCTTGTGGCGCGTGACGCCCGTGGATGGGGCTGAGCTTGGCCTGACCACGCTTGACCGCGATGTCGACTACGACGACGGTGATGGCCTCATCACGTATCTGTCGCGCCGTGGCTACACACCCTTCGCCATCGAGTCGTCGGCCGACCTGTCAGTCGACAACTCCGAAATGGAAGTGCTGCTGGCCGAGTTCGCAGTCGACGGCTTCACGGCGGATGCAATCCAGCGCGGCGTGTACGACGGCGCGCGCTACATCGAGTACCTGGTCAACTACAACGACCTCTCCGATGGCCACGCGACCATTGGTTCCGGCAGGGTCGGGCGCATCCGCCAAGTCGACAACATGGTCTGCTTCCCGGAGATCCGCAGCCTTACGCAGGTCCTGAAGCAGAAGTCGCTGATCGAGCGTGGTAGCAACAGTTGCCGCGTGGTCGAGTTTGGCGATGAGCGTTGCGGGAAGGATGTCGCGTCGCTGTGGGTCGACTTCACCGTCTCCGCAGTGGGTGCCGAGACAGACCGCGTCTTCACCATGAGCGGCACGGCTCCAGGCGACAACACGCTGAAGCCGGGGCTGGTCGAGTTCTACACCGGCACCAACGCCGGTCGGTCCTACGAGATCGAAGGCAACGTCGGCGCCGTCATCACGCTGGCCATCCCCACAGAAAAGACGATTCAGATCGGTGACACCGGTCGCCGCCGCGTGGATTGCACGCGCCTGCTCACGGGTAACAACGGCTGCATCTTCCACGGCCGCCGCCTGAGCTACCGCGGCGAGTGGTATCGCCAGGTCTCACAGACCGAACAGCTGCAATCTCCCGGTGCCGGTTCCACGGGCGTCTCCACGACAACGTCCGGATCCACGGAAGACTGATGCGCGCCATTGGGGAACCACTGACTGCTGAGGAATCAGCGGCATTCATCGCCGTGTGTCGGTCTTTCATGGGCGTGCCATTCCTGCATCAGGGACGGAACCCGGAGATCGGGCTGGACTGCGCCGGCATGCTGCAGACCGGCATGCGCCGCGTCGGCCGGCAGGTTCAAGACCTGACCAACTATGGCCGCGAGCCCCACAAGGACGGGCTGCGCAACATGCTGATCGCGAACCTTGGCCAGCCTGTGCCCAAGGCGTCGATGCGTGCCG